CCAATATTCGGGCGTCGTGGTCTAGTCAACCACTTAAGCGACGAATATCGTACTCCCCTGGAGGTATAAGAATGACCGAACTCGATGCTGCGATTTCCTTCCTAACTCACATATCCGACTTTGATGTGGCGGATGATATAGCGCATTTTAAGCGCATACGTTCTTACCACGACAAGAGTCCTGATGATGTAGACTTCACTAGAGGGTACCTGACAGCTCTTTTGAGCTATTCTAAGGCAATAGTTGCTGGTCTTAATTCTAGAAGAATCTCTTTTGAATCAAGATATCTTCGCAAAACACGGCACATGGCGTATCCCCGTTTTCTTAAGGGAGTCCTGTCGACTGTGTTTCACGATGATGGGCGTCTAAAGTCCCGGTATTCTGCTCGTGCTATTGAAGTTGCTTTGCAAGTCTTAGCGTTTTTTAAACGTGTCCAACTCGCTGAGTGTCGAAAATCAGCTGATATACAAGCAGTTGAAACTTTTCTCGCATACCAACATCAAGACCGTCCATTCCAAAAGGATACAACCTCGGATATCCGTAAAATTCACAACTTTGTGATGCGTGACTTTGATAAGGCGGCGACCCTTGGTCAGCCTGGCCCCGGTGCCACTCTAGATGAGATACACCCTTATTGTCCGTCACATAGCTATCTTGACACCTTCGACCCGTCCTTGCCCGACGACATACGCGACCATTATGATATGGCCTTTCGTAGATACACTGGGTTTGAAGACTCACGGTCGTGGTACCTTTCATCCGCCGATACGCTTAATCCTGGATTCTACAAGCTTCAGAAGGGTTTAACCCTAAGGAGTGTTTGTGTACCCAAGAATACATCCGTATCACGTCTGATCACCATTAACAGTGTTGGAAACACTATCGTTGGTGCTACAGTTCGTAACACAATCAAGACTCTCTGGAAGAAGCTGGGTATTGATCATCAAATGAATGTCGATGACCAGACGCAGTCCCACAAAGTCCTTAGTTCAAGATTTCCGGAACTAGTAACTCTAGATCTCGAAGGGGGCTCCTCGTGCCTTACACTCGCATTACTGCGGGAAATATTGCCCGATTGTCTCCAAGATTATTTAGATTACATGGAGGGTACCCGTTTTAAAGTACCCCCGGACCTTGAATACCTATTAGGATGGGATTATTTCTGTCAAGACTCCTCTACCCCGGTTACGACCCTTCTAATGGGTGACTCCGTAGCCACAGCTATTCTTACCACAACTCTTTGGTCATGTTGCTTCTTGGCATACATTTATCACCGGTTAATGTTGAAGTTAGGCGTGAGTTCGGTCAGTCATTTAAGACGACTTGGGACGCTACCTATCCACTTCGGGCATATTAAACGATACCTTACTGACTTTGTAGACCTCCCTATACGCGTTGTCGGTGATGATATTATTGTACCATCATACCTTGACGACATACTCAGGAGTATACTATGTGACTTAGGAGTCACTGTCAATAGTGATAAATCGTCCACGGGTGATTCGATCCACAAGGAATCTTGTGGTTGTTGGGTTATTAAAGGCTATGATGACGAACTCATTCGTATCTACCCATTTAGACTACCAGAAACTGGTGCATTCGCACCTACGCTCGCCAATGTCCGTCAATTTCTTGACAAAGCCACTGATTCACGTGTTCTTTTAGAACTAGTACTGATGTTTATGGATATCATACCTTCTGGTAAGAAGTATCTCTCGAAGGAATCGCATCGTCCGAATCATATCGGATCGGCACTTGGATGTGGTTTGCCCTACGCTGCAACTGAAAAACCCGGTATTATGAATACCGAGAAGCTGCACGACACCACAGTGTATATGTTTGGTATTAAGAACCGGTCACTAGACCGCCTTAATTGGGAAAGCAACTCGCCGATAGGCGACACAATCCGGAAACATAACGACGGTCGTGAAATTATAGTTCGTAATGGGCGTTTCACCAATGCTCGTCGAATGCTGATTTCTAAATTCAAGGACCCTTCTCAACCAGTGATTCGCCATGCGACTAAGCGTCGCA